AATATTACCACCATTAGTTCCTACTAGTGCAAGATCAGGTGTGTGAAGAATAGCAGCCATCTTCAATAACTCTTTTAGATTAGATTCAGAAAGAGTAAAGGTTACATCTGCTTCAGGCATTGTAACTTCTTTAGTTGGCGACACGATTACTGACGGATCAGAATAAAAGTATTTCGCCTTAGACTTACTGCCTTCAGAAGCAATAGTCATAAACTTATCTTCTAATTTAAGTTCAGGTTTATCAAGACTTGTAACCACAGATAAAAATTCATTCAGATCATAGATACCGAATTCATTTGTAAATTCTTCTGTGATTTCTGCCTTGGCAAAAATATTTCTCATAGTTGAGATTGTTGACAACTCATTACCTGTTTTAATTAATATATTAGTATTAATACCTGCAAAGTTTTTAAGTGTGTCTAGTGTGTTTTGATTTAGTTTCATTATATAGATTCTTTCATTTAAGTTATAATAGTATAATAACACTTATGAGGGGTAATGTCAAGCACACCCCTCAAAGTAATTTATTTAATTTTAATTGTACGAGGTTTCTTCTCGTCTGGTACAATCTTTTCAACATCTATTAAAAGCATTCCATCTTTCAATTCAGCAGCATTTACAACCACATCATCTGCGAGTGTAAATTGTTTCGTGAATTTTCTTTTTGAAATACCTCTATGTATGACCTCATCATCTTTAGAGTCAGAATCACTATCAACCGATTGTATTTTCAGTTGACCATTAGCTGTTTCAACAGAAATGTCCTTCTTGCCAAAACCTGCAAGTGCCATTTCAATCTGCCAATTGAATTCATCTATCTTTTTAATGTTGTAAGGGGGGAATGTCTGTACCTTTTGATGTGCTAAATGCATATCGAAGTGTTCAAACAAGTTGTCGAAGCCTACTGAAAACGGTCGTAGGTCATTCCAGATTTGTAATGTTCTATTCATTTTGTTTCTCCTTTTTAAGCGAGTTTAATTTGAGTCCCATAATTGGCAACTCATAGTTATTTATATAAGTATTGATTTTAAAATGTCAAGTATTTTAAAAAATATTGGTGGAGGTAGGTCTCACCCTCTCTTAATCCTAACTTGTCTTACCAAATCTATCAGTTTAAAACTGCTACGAAGACCAATGGACCAATATAAAAACGATTGTTTTTGTCTGTAATAAATCACGACAGGGGACAATCGTCAAACCCCAAATGGTGTCTTTGCGGAAGACACTCTACCTCTTAAATACCAGGACTTACGGACTGCCCAGTATTACTATTTATACGACAAATAGACTTAGTTATTAGAATAAGCGTATTTTTGTTTGCCATATAGAGCACGAATTCCCGCAGCAACTATTTCGTTAGTATTACCTTTAAATACTTTTTTAACGCCAGCAGCCAGAATTGACTTAGTCGGTGTACCCATTCTGTATGATGTACCAGCAGCAGTTTGGTTAATGTAAACCATGTAACCTTCTGTTCTTAACTGATCTACCATTGCTCTTGGTGATGTTAGGTCAAATTTGTTTCTTAGAGTATTCCAAGTTACAGCATTGCCTTTGTTTAAAAGGTTTAATACCTTTTGTTTTTTTGATAGTTTATTAACCATTATATATTATCTCCTTCAAGATATTGTCGCCTAATTAAGTGATATCAAATACTGGCGACCTTCGCATTTGATATTGCATTAAGAGTTATTCCGAAGAAGTTTCTCTCAAATATTTTAATTTCTTTGTCTTAGCAGACCTTCTTAAAGACTCTTTATGTTTTCTTTGTCTTTTAAGAGTAGGTTTTTCATAGTATTGTCTAAGTCTTAACTCTTGCATAAGACCATCTTTTTGTAATTTCTTTTTAAGTATTCTCAATGCCTTCTCGACATTATTACCTCTGACTTGTACTTCCATTATTCACTCTGTCCTATATTTTGATATTTTTTAATATAATCTACGAACCAAGGATTATCTACAAAGACTGTACTCAATCCATTTGCCATAGTATTAACAACTACTTCTTCTTTGTCACCTAGCGTTTCAACTAGTCCATACTGATAAACGATGGCGTGTAAGATTTCGTGTAGTACGGTGTTAGTTCCGTGTACAGATTCTAGTGCCGAAGATTTTAACCCGATCTTGCCATGTGTTGCAAAGAATTCACCTTGTGCTTCTTCTGTAGAAGCAAATGTATCTGGCCAAAAATCAATTTGATAGTTTACATAACCGATCTTAATACTATCGGGTATAGGATGATTCTGTTTTTGTTTCTTTGTCATATGTTTATTATACACTATTTAAGAGTTAAAGTCAAGCCCTCAATAGATAGTTATATGAACCGAGATAATCTTCAATTCGGTAACCCATAGTAGACAACCAATCAATACCAGTTGGCACTCCTTCTTTTCGGTAAAAGTAGTGATGATCTTCAATAAAGATTATCGGTTTACACCGATTTATAGTTTCACGACCACCTTGTATTAAACTGATTTCGTGTTTCTCTACATCTATTTTCATAAAGTCTACTCTCGGTAGATTTAAACTATCTAATGTTTTGGTGTTAATCTGTATTATCTCGTTATCACCTTTAACTAGTTTTGATTTATATTCTAATGTACTTCTACCAGTGTTTCTACCAGTACCTACTTTCATATTTAAAGTGGTTTCTTTATTCGATAAAGCAAATTCATTTAAGGTAATATTACTTTCGGTACAATTCTTTTTATGACACTCTATATGTTTCGGTACAGGTTCAAAAGCAATAACTTGGTTGAAGTGATACGATAATCTTTTAGTCCAGATGCCTACATGGCCACCACAATCTAATGCTACACCTCTATTTGTAACATACTTCATAGCTTCTTTGAATTGTTTTTGCTCATAGTTGGCACCCCAACGAGCATAATTGTCATTGTCTGGTACCCAAATTTTTTGATCTTTAGTTAAATGCATATTTTTCTTTCGTTAGTAAAGACGCCCGGTAACAACTCCAGGCGTCCACTACATTATGAATAGATTTAAGAGAATATCTCCTCTTCCTCACTATCATTGGATTCTGTTTCGGTGACTTCTGGTTCACCCCAAGTGGCAACATCTTCGCCGCCATCAATCTTAGTATATAAATCTAAGAACGAAGTTTTGGTATCTAAATCGAATCTGTTAGTACACATTTCAATTGACTTCATCTTATCTTTAAAGATCGCAAATGCCTCTACAATGTGAACTAATCGTCTAGTAGATATAATCTCATCAACGCCACCCTCATAGAAAGTTTTACGAATGATATCTGCCCAGTTGACTAGGTCAGTAGCAAATTTCTCATCTACTTTTTTTGTCATGCCCTTATCAGACATTACATTTGATAAAATCTTATTCTCGATTTTATTAGTAGGATAAGACTGTTCGACAGTAATCGGAAATCTCTCAAGGAATGCCTCGTTAAGAATATTAGTACCGATAAACTTGCCATCGTCTGAACCCTGCCCCTTAGTATTGGCAGTTGCAATCACATTGAAACCGTTAGCAGGTTTTATGAACTTGTTTATCTTTTTAAGAAAGACGCCATTGCCTTCTAAGATAGGTTGTAAACACATAATCTTATTTGACGCAAGGTCAATCTCATCTAATAACAAGAGAGCGCCTCTTTCCATTGCCTCGATTACAGGACCATTCTGCCATACAGTCTGACCATCTTGTAATCTGTAACCCCCAAGTAAATCATCTTCATCAGTTTCGATGGTAATGTTAACTCGGATACATTCTCTTTTGGTTTGAGCACACGCCTGTTCTACATTCATTGTTTTACCATTGCCTGATAAACCAGTGACAAAGATTGGATAGAACTGTTTACTTGAAACAATTGATTTGATATCTTTGAAGTAACCCCAGGGTACGAATACATCATCTTTAGTTGGCACGATATCGCCAGTCAGCGATGATATAATCATAGCAGCCTTGTTGACTGTACCGACAGACTCTGCCGTTTCAACTTTTGATTTTTGTATTTCTTGTTTAATCACAGGAGAGATATCATTACCATCAACTGGTAAAGAGTAAACGCCTCTTGCAATTTTATAAGTATTTGATTTTAACCAAGAAGGATTGGGAAGACTATTCTTGCCAATGTACTCATTGATTTCTGATCTAGTTAATTCTGTCTTACCGTATTCGGCGAACAGATTTTCTACTAGTTCTTTTTTGTTGTTATCTAGTTTCATTATTTTTACCTTTCATAATGTAGTTTTTTTAAGATATACTATTATTATAACACTTTTTTAGCACTAAATCAAGCACTATCGGTAGTATAAAAGCATTGTTTTTCAATGACTTGCCCGAAAGTTTGTGTTGTATTTATGCAACACCTCGAAAAATGGGGGTTTTTGCCCCCATTTTTCACTACAGATTCGTTATTATTCCGAATCATTAACAATCTCCGACTGTATTTCATCGGTAGATTCTGACATAGTTTCAGCAAAAGTCGGTAAACTGTACTGACCTCTTCCGATTCTATATTCAGGTGACTTCAATAACCATACTGGATACTGAACACCCTTAGTGGTAATCATTTGGACTACATCCTTACGACTCACTTGAGTTGTAGTATCACCAAACATTTCTTTGGCAACAGCTACGAACTCTTTTTGTTTTGTTTCTATATTTTTCATAATATATTTTCCTTCTCAAATTTAGGCAACTTGTGTAATAAACTTATTCATTACTATTCTTGAAGAACGATTTGATTTTAGATTTTGTGTAAACAATCTCTTAATCTCACCTTTCTTAGCATTATCAGATGGTGTCGCCATTTGACCATCTGTAATTTTCATATCATCTCCTGCAAGGAGATAAAATTCATCATACGCCGTATTGTCTTTTACGATTAAACATTTTTGTTTTCTGAAATCTGCCATAACTTTTGATCTATTGTAAACTTTTGTATTAGAATCATAACTACTATATTGAGGGAAGTATCTATCTAAAGTATGTCTATCAATTCTTTTTGAACCAGAGATAAAGAAACCGACAAGTTTACTACCAGTCTTATCTTTAAACATTTTAAATAATGCCTCAGTTACAGAATCATATCTTGTGGTACAAAGATAATTTTTTTTGTTTTGTTTATCTTGTACAAAGACATTATCACCATGTGGATTGAAATGAGAATAACTATAACCACCCGTTTTAGATTCACGACATCTATCAGTATTATCAGGAACTACATACTCACTTCTACCATCAGAAGAACCATCTGTTAAAAATACAGTATTCATTTTATCGATTGAGTATTTTCTTTGAAACGCAGGAACTAATCTCATAGCAGCCATGATTGTTTCATTTAATGGTGTAGAACTCAATCCATAACCCTCAGGTATATTAGGAAGATAATCAGTAAATTCTCTTGGATTTTCTTCATCATATCTTCTTCTTCTACTACTCATATAATCTTCATATTTAAGCGAAGTCAAATAAAGATTTGACATTGATGTTTCGTGTTCTTTAGCATTCATTCTTGAAGAGGCATAGTTTAATAGTTTTAAGTTAGTATCAATAAGCATATCGCCCACTTTATATTTGACATTTTTGCCATCAGTATCGCCACCACCATACATATAACCATATCTACCATTACGAGAATTACTGAAGGCATATACTTCATAAGGTATATTTACTTTTCTACAAAACATAACTAGATTCATTAACTGGTGAATAGTAGGAGTAAGTTTATCTGCCATACTGCCTGACCAGTCTATAAACATCATAAGACCATGATTTTTACCATCAGGTGTGATCGTCAATCTCTTGAAGATATCATCATTGTATTTGTAAGAATGTAATTTAAGAGGATCAACAACACCAGACTTATCTTGTTTTGATCTACTGTAAGCAGTAGCTGCCTTTTTCATTTCAAATTCTTTAACCATAAAGTTGACTGCCCTAGCATTCTTTTTTTGAAACGATTTAAATTCAGTAATCATACTTGCATAAGCTTCTTTGGTATTTTTAGAATAATATTCTTGACTATTAAAATCATATTCTCTTTTATCTTTATATGCCGTTAATACTTCTTTGTAATCTACTACAAAATCTTTTACATTTTTGAAGTCATAAACATTGACATAAGTATTGTCTTTACTTTTAGGATCGATTAACTGATCTTTGTTATCTTCCCAGTAGTTATCAGTTTCTGCCTGTGGTTGATATTCAGTAATCTCATCTGTATTATCTTTGCCACCTCTATCGCCAGAATTTTCGTCTTGTGATTCTGTTTCGTCATCAGTTGATTCTTCGTCTGTAGATTTTGAAGCACCTTCTTCTTTTGAATCTTCATCATTGTTATCGGTATCATCATTATCATTATCGCCATCATCATCTAAATCTTCAAGATTGTGTTGGTCAAGACCTTTCATTTCTGACTCGTCTTTACAATACTCTGCCAACTCTCTAGCAAGAACTACAACATCATTAAATGTTTCTAAGTTTTCCATCTTCTTAACTACTAACATTTCAGCAGTTGTGAATTGTACATCTGATTTAACAATCGAAGTTTTGAAGTGCATATTTAATCTATCAATTAAAAGCATTTCATTGACATCTTTATCTTTAGTGCCGAAGAAGTTATTGTTGATTAGTTCTCTATAACCATTTACAAATGATTTAACTAAACCCGGATATCTTCTTTTAACTAATTTCTCAATACGAGCATCTTCAATAACATTTAAGAATGAATGAGGAAGACCCTCATCTAAAGCAGATTTCCATTCGTCTAAGTGTGTATATAAAGCGTGACCGATTTCGTGTGATACTAATAGGTCGATAATATCATTTGACATATGTTTCCATATAGGAAGAGTAAGTACTCTATTCTTCACATCAAATGAAGCCGTCTTTACTTTTCTATGTTCTACTGATATATTTTCTGTAGCAAGAAGTTTCGCAAGATAACTTTTTGCTTCATTATTAATTTTGTGTGTTTTCGTTCTCATATGACTATATCCTATCATACTTCGGCACACAAATCAAGCACTTTAGCCCGAAAGTTGCCATTTTATCCTATTGATTTCATTGAGTTTTATCGTCTATGACTAGAGTGTTGCAAAAATACAACACTTTTTTCGGCACAATTTGACTAATTATACCGTGATTCGCTACTTTTGAAAGATAAAAGTAGGTTCAAACTTACGACCTGATACATCTGGTCTTTGATATTCACCCATGTATTGTTGTTTTTGTTTAGGGTCTTCAATTTTTTTAGTCACTTTAACGCCATGTTTATCTAAATTTGATTTTTTAGAACCCCCTTGTTGAGTCGATAATGATAACCACCAAGTGTCAGTATGTGTGAAACCTACTGATTTTGCAAGGGAAACTGTATCCTCTTCAAATGTCTTATATTGTTTAGTGTTAGCAACATTCAATGCTAAGTACTTGCCGTCTTTAAGCCCCCTATAGGCGTTGCTAATCGTCTGTTTCAAGAACATTTCTTTCCATATATCAGATGTTTCGAACTTGATGCTTGACTGTTCTGGTTCATCACCGTATGCTTCCCAACCAAAGTAAGGTGGACTTGTAAAGACAAAGTCTAAAGATTGCTCTTCTGGAATGTATGTTTCACTACCTTGTTTTAATAGTGTGTATGACTTGTGAGAATGACCATAGTTATCTCTTATCTGTTCTAAACCTTCGTATGTCGGTATGCAAGGATCAGTACCGATATAGTTTACACCTGCAGCAATCGCCCCTAGTAAACGACCACCATAACCCATACTTGGATCCCATACTGTACCTGCTTGAGTACCTTCAAGTGGACTATCTTTATCAACAAAGATATCGTACATTGCAGCCGCAGCAGTTGGTCTAAAGTTAGATACCATTTGAGTACCTGAATAGCGTCTTAACATAGAACGCATATCTGAGTCTGTAATATCGTGAGCAGGTTTCTTTTTGAAAAATGTACCAGTAAGTATCTTATTGATACCTTTCTTTAAATGTTCTTCATCATTCCATATCTCCATAGGAGTATTCATCTTACCACACTTGATACCCCAAGCGTGTTCCATAAATGACCAAGCAAGATTTAGTCCGTGTGCTGATTGACCTATAATTTTATGCTTTCTATCAATAAGTGTATCTCGGCTAAAGCTTACTAAATTTTCAAATAAATTATTTCGCCAGAATTTATCTGTTGAATAATATGGAAAACCTTTGCTCTTTATAAGATTATATGCTTCATCTAATTGAGGATGAGGTTTTTTCTTTTCTTCTTTTATTTCTTCTCTTGTTGCCATATTAAAATGTAACTCTTTTGTTTCTAGTAAGAATTGGATTGTCAACTTTATTGTCTAGACATTGTTTAATTATTCTTTCTAGATCAGCAAAGTATTTCGTATTGTTTTCATATGAGAAACCATAATCAAATGCGGTGTGTTTAGTATAGGTCACTTTACCTGTCGCCAATAATTCTTCTCTAAAGTAACTATCAAGTGTATCGATATAGGCGTGTGATATTCTTTTAATGTTTTTCATTAATGCATGATTGTCTATTACACTTGCTCTACTAACTGATATCAACTTGCCTCTAAATTTTGAAAGAATATTATCACCTATAAGTCTTTCATTGTTTTCTGGTGGGGCAGAAACAACTAGTGTATTTACTTCATCTGAAACTGTACCGTGGCGACCTACAATCTCAACATAGTCTGTGCGTTTTACTTTTTGACCTATCGAACCATAACCGATAAGAGCAAGTCTATCAGTATCTTCAATGTATTGACTTATCCAGTCAGCAGTAGATTGAGCAAATGGTTTAGTATTCACAACACCAATGCCTCGTTTCTCACACTCGGCTAGATTTACATTATCAAATCCATGTTGTCTAACTATAATCCATTCTAGATTAGGAAATGCTTTGTAAGTCTTTTCACCTACTTTTGTAAACTGTACTGATAATACTTTTACATTTGGATTAACAAATTGTAGACTATCGTATTGACCATGAGATTCCCATTCACATTCATTTAAAAATGTGGTTGGTGCAAACTTGATATCTTTCTTATCTTTTACTACAACTATTGATCTATCCCATATATCGGTCATTTTAATCTCTTATTCAGTATCACTTCAAATTCTTTATAATATTCTAGTTCGGTAGGCAATCTCTCTAAAAAGTCTTTCTTGATTCTTCTTAACCGATTACCGCCATCTTTTTTCACTTCTTCTATTTTAACATAAAATTCTTCTTTTGTAAAGCACCTCTGCCAATCATCTGTAACTAGTATATTATTTGTGTCATAGTCTTGCCAAACAAACGGAATAATATCACAAGCAAGAGCTTCGTGATATCGACCTGTAACTGCTGTCTGATCTATCCAGTTGAAACATAGAGTGGTTAAACTTCGATCTAAGTAACCTAATGTATCTTTAAGTGGCATCCATTGTCTTGTAATCTTTATAGTTTTTGGCCATCTACCGATAATCGTTGATGTTATTTTTGGATCTCTACTAATAGCTTTTATAATATTCGTTCTTTCATCACCTGACTTTTTACCATTCAACGCTGTACTTTTATCAGAACCCCAATAAACAAAGTCAGTATCTTTATCGGTAGGAAATCTAAATGTTTTGTGTATATAATGATACTTCAATCCTTGTAAACACATTGTAAAATCCATTTCATCTATTGTCTGAAATGATTTTGGTTTTACATGACCTTCAAATGTATAGTCTAAAATTAGGTTTTCATCAACGCCTCTATCTTGAGTTATTAATATAATATGTTTATTATTTAAATCGTCATATAACTCTCTAATCCATTGTTGTGATTCTTCTATAACTCTAGGACCTACAGCATTTGTAAAGTAAATAAACTCTTGAACAGCAGGAAAGACAATCACATCTGCTTCTTTGATTACTTGTTTATCTCTTTTTGCACCTTTTGAACCCCAACCAAAATTGTAATATGAGTATTCGTGTTGTGGATTATTATCTTTATAATATCTAAAACTTTCATAGAATACATCCATACCATATTCTAATACATCTGTATAATTAATCTTCTTTCTTAGACTTGCAAAACAGATTTTCATGCTCTTCTCTTTCTAAAAAATCTTCGCCATAGTGCTGATCTAGTCATTGATACGGTCATGAATATTAATGCAATCTGAAAGTTCTCAAAGATCGTTGGATGTAAATCAAACAATGGAAATACTGTTAACATTATTATAATAGATAAAAAATATCCACTACCTACATCTATTACACTTTCTAATATATCGTTCATACATTACCGCCTATATTCCAAAACAATATATCACCCTTCAAAGACTCAATGTTGTTTTCTAACCACCACCATGCTTTTCTATCCCAAGTACCATTACAAGGAAAAGGTATTTCATAATCAGTCATCATATCGTCAAACTCAAATTTTGTTTTATAGACTTCAATAGCACTTGATGACATTGAATGACTTTTATATTTCTCATAGATTGTTTTTACATTCGATACTGTAATACTATGTGCCTGTTTTTGAGAGTTAGAAAACAGATCATTACCAGGCGAGAATGCCTGAATGATAGGCGAACTTGTTACACCAGAACCAGCAGATATAACTAAATGATCCACTAGATGTTCTTTAAACACTTCGTCTGCTCTTTGTTTTAAATGAGTACGATAGTCAATATGGTCAAACGCATAAGGTAACATTTGAATATCTTTTCGTCTTGCATAAGATTGAACTCTATTATAAAGTATCGCCATCATATTAGGTTTCAACTCATAGAACTCACAATCATTTTCTTTTGCTTTATCTAATATGAACTGACTATATGTTTTCGATGGTGGATATGCATAGATAAATTTAATGCCTCGTTGTTTACATAGATACGACAATGCCCAACCAGACCAAGAGCCATTGACTGCAAGATGTATTAGTGGATAGTTAGGATTTAAATTTTCTAATAGTCTATCTATACCTGCCATCTTTCCCCAGGGTGGTAGTATGTTACCATCACCCATAAGGTCATCTCTTTTGACATAAACATTACGACCTTTTAATTGGTGCAACTCAACTGGTGTATCTAGTTTCATTATATTAATATATTTCTAACCTCATCATTTGCCCACACATCTGCAACTAAGTGAATACGAATATCATCTCCACCATTGATTGCTGTATGTGGTCTACGAGTATCTAGAAACCAACATTCTCCTTTACCCATATTATATTTGTTTTCTTTACCATCATTATCCCAAGAAGTGAATACTACTTTATCATTTGTCTTTAATGGCATATGAAATCTTAACATTTTACCATCAGTAGTTCCCCAAGTAGGGTCTGTTTGATCGGTGTGTCGAGCCAACTCACCTCCTCCTGGTTTCAAAGTCATAAATCTAACCCGATCAAACTCGCCTGGTAACTGGTTTAAAAAATGGTCAACTTTGTTTTCTAACTTATAATATAAATCAGTTTTAACAATAGGATGTTCACCATCTAAATACTTGTCAACATAGGTACTATCTGCCTCATGACCTAATAGTGATAATGCCTGCCATGATTTCTTCTTATTGTAATTACTATTATGATTAGTGTATTCTAAATTCATAGTAGTCAAATCTTCTACTAGTGCGTCTATGATATCATGGTCAAATGATAATGAAGTCATTGCCATGTTGATATTTTCTGTTAGAGGAACAGCAGTAAACTGTCTACCGCCCTTATAATATACACCAACAATATCACTAAATGTACTATACTTAGTTCCTATCTTTCTGAAACCTGAAGCAAGAACTGACTCTTTATGTATTTGGTTTTCTTCAAAGATATGACACCATGTTGGTTCATAGATTGTTTTAAGTACATTTACTAGATTGTCTTTTGTGCCTTTTTCAAGTATTGATAATTTTGTTATAACTCTCTCGCCTTTATGTATCTCAGCAATCTCTGGTCCTGCACCAAACATTTTTATTTTAGAAGCGGTCTTCGCTGTTCGCATTTCATATACAACATTGCCATTCTGATATAGATTATCTTTATCTATAGCAGACGCTATACCATTCTTCTTTGCTTTAGTAAATGGACTAAAACAGTACTTGTTATATTCTTCGAATTTATCTGTCCACTCTATAAGAGTGTCTAGTTCAATCCCCTTTTGCCAAGGTTTCATTATCTTCTCCATATATTACTTCACTTCCAGATGATACAATAAAGTTATTTACACCTAACGATGGTTTATCTATACCATTCATCTCTCTGCAAACTTTAATCAGATTTTCTTTATCGTCTGATGCTATTATTATTCTTCTGTGTCTATGACTTTCTATTTGATACATAGTTATTCTCCTTATGATATTAATTTAGGTCTAGAAATCTGCAATGCTTGTTTTCTTGCTATCTTCTTAACCGCCTTCTTTTGTGCTTTCTTGGCTGTGTCTAGTTTTAATTTACTCACCAAGTCAGTAAATACATATCCGTTCATATGTTCGTTTTCATGTTGCCATATTCTTGCTGGCATACCATGTAAATACTCATCAACTTCTTCACCATTCTCATTCGTATATTTTGTATGAACCCACTTAGGTCTTTTGATTGCTAAGAATAGAAATGGGAATGATAAACAACCTTCTTTCATTAAGATAGTTTCAGGACTTACATCTATCACTTCTGGATTAAAACAATATCTAAGTTTACCTTCTTCGATCTCTGGATGACCACCCATAACAAACATACGATATGGCAAGCCAACTTGATTACAAGACAATCCTATACCACCATACTTATACATTGTGTCAGTCATAGCTGTACATAAATCTTTTCGATCTTTAAAATCAAATCGTGATAGTGTCTCATCTAAAAAAGGTGCAATCTGCATTAAGACTCTAGGATCACTAGGTGGTATTAATGCAAGTATTCTTTTACCATCTTTATTCTTGACAACTTTTTCTTCTACATACTCTTCGCCAATAAGACCCTCGTCTTTTTTGAAAAGTATAGGCGTTTTGCCTTCTTGTATGTTATTCAAATGTTTTGCTGCTTCAGCAATAGTTTTCTCGTTTAGTTCTTTTACCATTACGCCATCCTTGTAAAGTTTTTATATTTCTCAAATTTCATCACTCTAGGAAATTTGTCTATTAGTGTATCACCTTTATGAGATATGACAAATACATTTTCTTTTTCCATAGTGGTACTTAGTATCTTCATAAATTCATCTGTACCAGAACTATCTAATGAACTATCAAATATCTCATCTAGTACTAGTAGGTTTGTATTTGTAGAATTCTTTAGTTTAGCAATCTCTCGCCAAGTAAACAATATCGCCAAATCAATTCTTAACTTCTCACCCTCACTAAAAGAATGATAGTTAAATATATCACGGTGTCTTGACTTGATTGTTTCATTGAACTCCTCGTCTAGAGTAAAGTTAACAAAGAAGTCCATATCTGCTAGGTTCTTATTAATATACTGATTCATTATCGGTAGGTATTGTTTAATGATTTTAGTCTTAATACCAGTATCTTGCATAAGAACTCTAGCAGTATCAATATAAAGTTTTTCTTCTTTATACTTCTTTTTATCTAGATCAGCTGTCGTCAGATTTTCTTGCAACTGGGATAACTCTCCAGTGGCAACACCTGATGAAAACTTCTCATCTGATAATTCTTCTATCTCTCTATTAATCTTAGCGATATATTTCTGTATCTCATTAATAGAGGTTTGAAAACGATTGATTAATAACTCTTGCTCTCTTATTAATACCATCGTATCATTAATCTTTTTCAATCTAGTTTCTGTAGTGATGATTTGTTTTTCTAGTTGTTTCATACCACTTTCAATTTCATCAACTTTACTTTTCTTCTGGTCAATCATTTCAGATTTAAATGCTGTATCTATTGCCTGTTTACAAGTAGGACAATCATCATAAGTTTCAAAGAACTTTAAATCTTTTCTATGTTTACTACAAGTATTTTCTAACTTTGCTTCCATTGTATGAAGTTTTTTATATCTAGCATTTGTAGAAACTTCATCTAGTATTTCTTTTTGTAGTCTTGCCTTTTCAGTAGTGGTTCTAACAATATCTTCTTCATAATTTTTGATATCAAGATTACTCTTTTCTATATCTAGTTTCTTACTATCAATGGACTCTAAATTACTTTGACTAATATCGTCAATGTGTTTCTTTTGTGTATCTATTTTACTATCAAGCATTTGATAATCAAAGTCTGCCTGTTTAATAACTTCATCTTGTGCCTTTTGTTTTTCTCTAAACATTAAGTTCATCTTAGAAAAGATTTCAATGTCTAATATTTCTTCTACAACTTGGCGTCTATATCTCGCCTTCAACTGCATAAAAGGTACGAATGAAGCATTACCTAGAATGACAACTTGAGTGAATGATCTAAAGTTTAGTTTAAGAATTTGCTGTTCTAGATGTTTCTGATAATCTCTGACTGCGGCATCTTGATTTAACATTTCACCATCACACCATATCTCAAACTTATTTGGCTTGATACTGCGAATAATCTTATAATCTTTTTTGCCGACTGTAAATTCAACTTCAACAACACAATCTTTTTCATTGATTGAATTGATTAGTTGATCTTTCTTAATGTTACGAAATGGTCTTTGAAATAGACCAAAACATAATGCGTCTAGCAGTGTAGACTTACCAGCACCATTTTCACCGACAACTAAAGTGGCAGGTGCCCTGTCTAGTTGTATCTCTATGAACTGTTGTCCTGTACTTAAAAAGTTTTTATATCTTACTGTTTTAAATATTATCAAATTTATTTACCTCATTACCAAAGTTATCCCAGCCCTTACGAGTCGTTCTTGCAAACAATTCTATATAAGGTCCTTCTAACATTTTTTCTATATAACCATACATCTCGTCTGGTTTTCTACTATGTTCTCGTCTTTCTGATACAACCAGTTGTCTAACTGATTTATCAAGTCTTTTTGGTTTACCTCTTGTTGCAAGTAAACACATTTCAGGATTAGATCGTGTCCAGTATCCCATTCCTGTAAAGAATCCTAGAGACTTCTGTTTTGTTTTCGCCCAAGTAAAACCTACCGTCTTATAAGTAAAGTTCCAAGATTCCAAAACTTTAAAGGCATCCAGTAAACATGGATCAGTAACCCACATAAGAAGAACACAATCTTTATCAGCAATACTATCGATATCCATATTACAAATATCATTAATTGACATACAAGAATAGTGTTGAGTCGCATTTCTGCCTTCGCCTTTTTTAGAATACGATTTAAAATACCATGGTGGGTCTGCATATATTACTTTGTATTTCATCCTTCACTAACGGCATCTGTATCTTGTGCCTCGATAAACATTTCTTTTATCATAACTTTCAATCTGTCTTTATCTAAATCAACACTTAATTGATCCACATAATTATTAACAAGTGTAATCGTATCTTCGGATCCTTCAACAACATCATCACTTACATTGTGGTGTGATAAATCAGAATAATCTTCTAGTATCTTTAGTTCATGTACACTTATGCTATTATACATCTTTTCTAGCAGTCTGTCAAACATTTCGTTATCTTTTTTATTAACCACTATTAATTTAACGAATTTTTGATTATAGTCCGAAACATCTAACTTATCATAATTCGTTTGCGAATCATCATACATCAATTTTTTGTAAATGGTGAGTGGATTGGGAATGAACTCCACTTCTCTAGTTTCAGTATCTAGTATATGAAAACCTTTTTGTACATTGTAATCTGACCAATTCATTTCATATTGAGAACCAAGATAGTATATTTGACCATCATCACTTCTGTTATGAAA